GCAGTAATATCACTTGCAGGAGGAAATGAAGTTCGGTGATTACCAATTAAGTCTCCATCGCTAGAAAGTTTGTGCATACGCACATAAACAGTCCCATTATTAGAAACTTCAATTTGGTCAATGATTAGAGATTTAGCCATGATTTTCCTTTAACTCACAAAATATGAAACAGCAACTGCAATTCTTGCAGTATTACCAAAAACTGCGATACCATTTGTCGTAGTAGTACCTGCTGTGGCACTACCAGTTATTTTTATTACTGGTGTGCTATTTGTAATGTAGCAATTTATACCAAGGACATTAACTGCCGTATTACTATAATAGCCAACGCATCCACTTGTTAAATTGACAGTTCCAAAAGGTGCGCCTACCAAATCGGTTGTTGACCCTGTTCCTAGAACAAGAACAGTCATATCCGCTGTAATTGTTACTTTATTTCCAATTTTGGTGTAGTAACCAGTCTGTGACGAATAGGTAGCAGTTCCAGCAACATTAGGTGTCCAAGTCCCTTCTTCATAGTCATCTAGCGTATTAGCGTTTGTAGATGCTGATTGAGTTGCTGGAAAGGTGATTCCTGAACCAGAAGTTGATGGTGTTGCACCGCCAACACCGATAGTAGTTGAGGCAGTCATTCGAGTGCCATCTGTGGTGACTCCAGAGATTCCCCCAAAAGCACCCGCATTATTGTATTGAACTTGTGTAGTTGATCCGCCTGGAGTTGCGCCAGCAGTAGCCCAAGAACCATCACCACGCCAGAATGTTGACGCACTAGCAGATGTTCCTGAGTTTAGATTGGTTACTGGTAGGTTTCCTGTTACGCCTGTGCTTAATGGCAAGCCAGTAGCATTAGTTAAAACACCGCTAGATGGTGTTCCAAGGGCAGGGGTCACCAAAGTAGGTGATGTTGCTAATACAGCAGAGCCAGTTCCAGTAATTGTTGCAAATCCTACTTGGTCATAATCCCAAGATGCAGCAGTTGTTCCACTTGTCAAAATGCAAGTGAAAAGGGTTGTCACGCCAGCAGGGATTGTCGTGATTGAATTCAAACCACTTGATTGAACAGTCAAAACACCAGTCGAATTATTCTCAATTGAGTAACCCACACCCAAAGCCAAAGTGCTAGTCACTGGCAAGACAATCGTCTGGGTTGTTGTACCAGTAAAGAATTGCTGATGATTGCTTGTGACTGTAAGAGTCGTAGTCCCTGCTGCCGTGGCAGTTGTTGTGTAACCCAATTGTGGATTATCAATTGCAGGGAAAGTCAGAGTTTTATTAGTCAGCGTCTGGGTGTCTGTCGTTCCAACAATTGCACCACTTGGGGCAGTGACCACTGTGAATGCGCTTGTGCCATTGCCCTTCAAGATGCCGGTCAATGTGGCTGCGCCCGTGCCGCCTTTTGCGACTTTTAGCACTGGGCCAGTGTCAAACAATGCGTCAATAGTGTCCAAGTCAGCATTGACCTTTGTTCCCCAGGTGTCAGTGGATGCACCGACTTCTGGTTTGGTCAGTAATAGATTTGTGGTGGTTGTATCTGCCATTTAATGCTCCTTTTAGACTGGTGTCCAAGTCTCTGAATTATCCCCGATTGTGGTCCAAGTTTCTGCACTGTCGCTGATGGCCGTATAAGTTTCTGCCGTGTCGCCAAGCACAGTCCAAGTCTCTGCCGTATCACTGATTGCCGTATAGGTTTCTGCCGAATCGGGTATCGCACCCCAGCCAAAGCCAAAGATTGTGCCAACCGACCCAGTGGCCGTATTGCCGGTAATTTCCACTGATATGACATTAGTAACACTTCCCACGGCTGCCGTTGCGCCATTGCCAGTGATCGCTTGAAACGTGATGACCTCACTGGGCATCGTTTCCACAGCACCCGTGGCCGTGTTGCCCGTGACTGCCATGCTGACTGCAACACCCAAAGAGTCAATAGCGCCTGTGGCCTGATTTCCTGTGATCTCAAATGCAATGCCTGGCGCTGCCGTGCCAACCGCACCCGTGGCCGCGTTGCCTGTGACTGCCTGGCTTAATTCTGGGGCTAACGTACCAGTTGCGCCCGTGGCCGCGTTGCCCGTGATGGCAATGCTTATTGAGAGGGTGACTGTGCCGACATTGCCGGTGGCAATGGTTCCATCCTCTTGGATCGATCTGTCAGGCAGTAGCGTGCCGATAGCACCAGTGGCGGTGTTGCCACTGATGACAACATTGCCTATGCCGTAAACGCCTTTGCCGTAATAGCCTGACCCATAAGCAGCCATGCCGCTGCCCCTTGGTTAAGCAATCCGGATCAGGCCGGTGCTTGCATCGTTCACAGGCATGGTCAGGGTGAACGTGCCAGCAGTGACTGTCTGTGATCCAAATGTGTGGACACTGACCGCCTTATTGCTTTGCGTGCTGTTATAAATCAGGACCGCGTCAAAGGCTGTGGACAGCGTCACAGTTGTATATGCAATGCTGGCGCTGGGGGTCACAAATGCCGTCGTGCCGCTGGTGCTTGGCGCAGTGCCAAACGTCACAGTCACACCGCCTGCTGTGTAGCCAGTGCCTGATACTTCATTGGTGGCACTGTAGGCCGTGGTGCTTGCGTCGACTGTGGCGCTGGCCAAGTACAAAGCAGCCTTGAAAGTGTCGGCAGCAGTCGATCCACGGGTCACGCCAGTGCCAAAGTTGTGGTGGCCGACTAGCAGCTCGCCCTTAAAACTTGTACACATTGCTTGAGTGTTAGCCATATCAATCCTTAAATTGCTTGGGTTTCGCCTTCGGCAAAAACACCTCGTTTTAAAACCATGTTCACAGACCGGTGGACTAATTCGCCATCAAGCCAATACTCGACCCAGCCCGTTGTCTCGGTATCGTTGTCAACCGACCCCTCTCGCTTCTCAAGCAAAGAGTCATCCATGTCGCCTTTTGTCGTTGTCACAATCATGTTTTATCCAAAAGTCTTTGCACGGGTCAACAATGCACCACCAGAAGATGCACCGCGATCATCGGCTGTTTGTAAATCGTTCAAGGCTCGCTCATAGAGTGTTGCCCATGTCTGGATTCTCGCATCATCTTGCAAGTATGGTGCAGCTTGGAGCAATGCTCCATAAAGATAAATGTCGGGGCTGGAGTCAAGCAAAAAGTTGGTGGCCACAGAGCTTGATAACTTTGTCAACTTTGCATAGTAGGTCAGCTCAGTTGTGTAGTTACTGTCTGGTGTTGGAACCAATCTAAACTGGCCACCAACAATGCCAAAGAATTTTGGCCTGCCGCTGGCAGTGAATTTGGTCATTTCATTGTCCAAGGCATCGATGCTCAAGAATGACAATGGTGTCTCAGGGTTTGTGCTTGTGAGCTTGAGGGATTTGGTCTCTAAAAAGTCAGCAGGCACAGCGCCATATTGCGCATTAAAAAACGCATTGGCCCTGACGATCATCTGCCTGGTGCGCAGCGTTCTTTCGATTTGCGCCTCGGCCAGAGAGATAAAGTCAGGGATGGCCGTGGTCAGGTCCGACCGGTTAAGCCAGTCCCCAATGGATGTCTTCAGCTCTGCGTAGGTTGTTAGTGCCATTAGACTGCCTCTATTTCTTTCATCACCCAGGTGTGGTCGTGCTTGAATTCAAAAGTCCCAATGTGTCCAATCTCTTTGGACACATCGTGGTCAATCCATATTTTAAAGCCAGCAGCCGCTGCTTTTTGGCAAAAATAAACATCCTCACCAATGTAGCCTCTTTTATCATGTCGCCAAGGTGTTTCAAACCAAGGCTCGGCCAGCGCCTCAAAAACATTTGCCTTGATCAGCATGACACCCATCCCCACAGACCCTACTTCTTGCAGGCCGGTGGACTCTGGCATGGTCCAGACCAGCTCCCTCTCGCCATTCTCTTTGTAGAGCTGCGCTGTCGGGCCAGTGGGCATTCTGCGCCTGGCACAGTTGGTGGCCACAATGTCTAGGTCATGCTTTAAAAGCCGCCCGATCATGTCTTGTGGAAACCGCATATCAGAGTCAATGAACAGGATGTGGGTGCAGCTCTCGCGCATTGCATCGAGTGATAGCTCTGCCCTCTGATTGGCAATGAGAGTGCCTTGGCTGATCTTGAGGCTTACAGCGTCATTTGTGTTGAGAGTGTGATAAGCCACCATATTCACCAAGTCGTAGCTGTACATGGTGTGGACCATGTCCCGTGCTGGCGTGCAGACTGCAATGTAGTTCATACTTTCCCAGGTCTAGTTCTAAAAAATTGGTTGTCGGAGTCGTTAAGCCAGCGCTTCATGTATTCCTGATCATCGATCTTGCCCTCGGCCTTCATCTTGTAATAAAGCGCTTCGGGGATGGATGCCACCAAGTGCCACTCGCCATTCCAGCTGGCCTTCTCATCCACAGCGTTATAGATGGCCTTGTTGGCCTCGATCACCGCTGTGACATCTTGTTGGGTCTCAATGGTCACATCGCCAGTATCAGCATTCTCATGCCAGTAGCGTTTGATGCCTTGATCTTTGTTTTCGCTAAATAATCTTTTATGAATCATTTTTAAAAAAAGGGCCAAGTTTCCCTGGCCCTTTCCATTGTTTACTATTAAGAAGTAATCAAGTCTGCTGCCAGACCATGGGCATTTTCCGCCAACACCTTCAATCCAAATTCCACCAAAAGCATACGCTTGTCGGCATCACCTGTTTTGGCTAATTCGATCTGCTGGTAAGGGCGCAGCACAGTCATCTTAGCGTAATCAGGATCAAGCACAAACGCATCGCGCTCACGCTGGAATCGGTTTGCAATCACAGACACATTGCCGAAATCACTGCATTCATGTTAAATGAGACTCGCTATTTTCTCATCCCTCTTTCGAGGCTACCAGTTACCTGGTAGATCAGACTATCTCTTCACCCTCACTTTGAGGGGCTAGGCACTTCGGACCGCTTGGTCCTACGAGGCTCCCGCCTCTAGTCGTTACACCTTCCGATTTCTCGGCTTGGCTCGGTATTGTCCTTTGTCCGGCTTGACAGTTAGGAGGTTCACCGAATTCACCTAGTTACAAATAAGCATTACTGCTTATCGACGCCATCAATTAACGTAGATATCAACCGC